GAAAAATTCTTATTAGATTTTTTGATTCAGTATTTTTGTGCTGAAATTAAAACTGGAAAGTTAGGTAGTATCCCAGGATGGTCTACTTTTGCAAACATTAACCAACTTTGCTGGAAAAATTATCATATAGATGCACGATCTATTGTAAACTTTTTTAAGATGTATAAGATCACATCTACACAATTCACACTAATACATAAATTACTAAACAATAATTAAAATGATTAAATTGACTAAAACAGAACTACAAAACTTGTTTGACGGAAATCAAACATGGGAACAAATGAGTGAGCGTTTCACTACAGAAGCAGGAATTGAAATTACACCTAAAATGGTGCAAGAAATGTTTAAAGCTAACGGTTTTAACTTGCGTACTCGTAAGCAACCAAAAACTGCATGGTTTACAGTAGTAGATGATACCACTCCACAATCTAATTCTTGGGACAATACTGAAGTATTGACAGAAGAACTTACGGAAGAATTGGCATAATTTTTAATCCCAAGAACCGATTTTAATCCTTTAATCAAATTACAATGATCACATTACCAACAGAGGTAACAAAAGTACAATCATTCAATCCACGCAGATTGGTAATCTTTGCTCATACAAAAGTGGGTAAAACTGAAGCTTTATCTAAACTTCCCAACAATCTTATTTTAGATTTAGAGGAAGGAGCAGAGTATGTAGAAGCCATGAAAATTGATATTAAAAAGATCTTACGAGATAATAGTACCAATCCAATGGCTGTATTTCAAAGTATTGGAGATGAGTTGTTAAAGTATTATAGAGAGCATGGCAAATGGCAGTACGACTACTTAACAGTAGATACTACGTCCGCTTTAGAAGATTATGCTAAAGTGTTTGCTACAATTCTTTATAAACAAACTCCAATGGGAAAATCGTTTCCTGGAACAGATGTTATTGGCGAACTTCCAAATGGTGGAGGTTATCTTTGGTTAAGAACTGCTTTTGAAAAGTTGTTGGAACCACTAGTTGGTAAATGCAACAAATGTTTTATCTTATGTAGTCATACAAAAGATGCTAGCATAAATAAGCAGGGTAAGGACTTATCTGCTAAAGATCTAGCTTTAACAGGTAAAATTAAGCAAACAGTTTGTGCTGATGCTGATGCAATTGGGTTTATGTATAGAAATCCACAAAACATTAATCAAACAATCTTAAGCTTTAAAACTCATGAGCAAGATTTGGCTACTGGAGCTAGACCGCCTCACTTGAGTAATCAAGAATTTGTAATTTTAGAACTTACAAATCCAGACTATGCTGTAAAGAGTGAACCAAAAATCTTTAAAGATAACTGGAAACAAATTTTTAATTAATGAAATTACAAATAGATACTGAAGCTAAAACAGTTGCTATGGAAGGCGAAGTTCAAGTAGCAACTGTTTTTAATTATCTTATGTCATGGTTTCCAGAAGAATGGGAACAATGGAAATTTATTCCGTTTAAACCAACAATTAAATATGAAAAAATAATTGTTGAAAAAGAAGTTGTAAAAGATCCATATTGGAATCCGTTTAATAACAAAGGTATTAATGGAACATTATCAGGAACCATGCTCACAACAGGTGGAAACACATTTGGAACATTTGCAAACTCAACAACATCTACACAAGTAGAACTAGACTTTAATAACACAACACTTTAAATTTAATCCACAATGTTTACAGGAACAAGAGAAGGAAATCAACAACAAGGTTCTTACCTTAAAACCGGTTTATCAGCATTTACATTTTTGGGAGTTAACCCAACAGCAGCTCAAATTGAAGAATGGACTGGACGTGAAAATGTACAAGATCCAAATTATGATTTGGCAGATGATTACAGTAGAGAACATCAAGTTAGACCAATTAATTTTTGGTTGAAAAATGATGATGGTGTAGTAACTAATTTCAGAATTAACATTGGTCAAGATGAAGCAATTGCCAAAAGTGGTAATTATCAAATTTGTACTAGTACTGGAACAGTTGTTTGGGCTAAAAAAGGTGGTGTTGTAAAACCTGAGTTTGCAGATCACAAACCCCTTAAAATCGGTGAAGCTGATTTAATTAATTTTGTAGCAAGACTTATCAACTTTGATTATAAATCTGGTGAAAATTTGTATCAGCAAATGACGGATTTAAAAGTAGATGCAAACAGTCTTTATAATGCTAGCTATGCTGGAATGAACGAATTGGCTAAATGGGCTACAGAAAAAGAAAAGTTGATTTCAATGGTGTTAGTAGTTCGTGAAAAAGATGGTGTAGATAAGGATGGAAATCCAACTACTAAAAATTATCAATCTGTATCTTCAGCTTCAGAAACTTGGTTTCATGGAGCAGTAACAGATTGGGCACAAAAAACATTGTTGAAGAGGTACGAAAAATCATTGGAAGTTGGAGCAGGTCAAACTCAAGCATATCCTTTGATTAAAGAATTGTTTACTATTGAGTATCAAGACTTTAAAAAAGCTGACTGTTTTAACAATGTACCTAACAATCCAGCACCACAAACTGGAAGTTGGAACTAATAAATGTTTAGAGGCTTACGTCCAACTTATAGGAAACAATCTGATGTTTTAGAGAGAATTTCGCAAGAGCAAGTCTTTTCTGAATATTTAGGTATTTATCCTGATTTAAGTCAGAGGTTTAAGTCTCCATTTAGAACAAACGATAAGAATCCTGGATGCCGATTTATTTGGTATTCCGGGATTCTTTACTTTGTTGAAAATACAATGTTTAATAATAAGCTATATTGGTCTTGTATTGATGTAGTAATGTATGTTAAACATTGCACTTTTCAAGAGGCTTTAGAAATTTTATGGCAAAAATCATCTAATCAAAAAGTTGTTAAGTCTGTATTCACTAAAGAGTTTGTTCCAGAAATTAGATTTGAAACTAAAGTTTGGGAAGATAATAATATGTTTATGTTATCTGGAGATATTCTAGAGAAAGAGTTAGTATTTAAAGTCAAGAATTACTGGATAAAAACAAAAGGTGGTTGGTTTAAAAACGGTATTCACGATCCAAATAAAACTTTAACTGTAGCATATTATTTTCCAGATACTAATCATGTTAAATTATATTTTCCAGATCAAGTTGAAAATAAATGGTACTCAAATTGTAGTACCCAAGATATATTTGGTTACCATAAAATAAAATACTATCAATCCTATTCCGACAAACTAATAATTACTAAATCAGGGAAAGATAGATTGATGCTGGATTATTTTATTGGTATACCAAGTATAGCCTTGCAAAACGAAGGTTGTTTTTTACCAGACAATATAGCTTTAGATTTAGAAGTAAGTTTTAAAGATATTATCTTTCTGTATGATAACGATATTGCTGGAATATTACAAGCTCAAAAGCTAAGTGAGAAATATGGATTTAAATATAAAATTATAGAATGTGATGCAAAAGATCCATTTGAGATGATAAAACTATACGGTGTAGAAAATACAAAGAAATTAATATTATGACAGTAAATCTAAGTATAGAAAACGATGAAGAATTAAGAGCTTACGCTAAAGATCTTATTAGAGGACAGTATTTATCATTTGCTAGAGAAGAAGTTCAGAAAATGGTTTACGAAGAACTTACTAGTAAAATTGGTGGATTACATACTTCAAGATTTGAACAATGGATAAAAGAAGCTCTTAGAAAAGCTATTGAAAATATTCTTTATAAAGAGCACAATATTGCTGGTTGGAGAAAAGACTTTATTGCGCCATACATTGAAACATATGTGAGTAAAATGTTAGCAGAAGCAGGAGGTAGAGAAAATTTAGTTTACCAATTAGCAAAACAAATTACTGGTAATGCATAAAGTAACAGAATTAGCAATAGCAGGAATACATCCTAAGTGGAAAGTGTTACTTAATACTCCAGCTAATGAAACAGAATCTTTAATAGATGTCTTAGATAGAACTATTGTTTCGGTAATTGGTAAAGGTGGAACTTTATGTCCAGATACACCAGATAAGATCTTGAGATGTTTAAGGCTGGATCCAGATTTAATTAAGGTTGTAATTCTAAATGATGATGTTTATCCTCAACCAGGTGTTGCAACTGGATTAGCATTAGCATGTGAAAGTAAATTTCAACCAAGCTTAAATATGCTTTTACGAGAGTTGTTACTTGAGTATGAAGTTACAGATGATATATTTGATGGCAGTTTACATCAATGGGAAGAACAAGGAATTCTACTTCTTAACTCAAGTTTAAGTTGTGAGGCTTTTAAGTTAGGAAGTCATAGCAAGTTATGGGAAGATTTTATGGTTAGTTTGATTACAGTTTTAAATGATTTCAAATTAAGTAGAACAGCAATGACTAGTTTAGTATTTGTATTTTTAGGAGCACAAGCTAGTTTGTATTCTAACTTAGTTAATGAAAAGTTGCATTATAAAATTTCAAGATATCATCCAACTACTGAATCATATGGACCTAATAAATTTACTGGATTCTTCCGAGAGGTTAATGCTTATTTATTAGAATCTGGACAAACTGAAATTAATTGGGTATGATATGTAAACATTTGATAACTAAAAATATTTCTTCTCAAAAATTACCTAATAGTGAACAAATTACTGTTCAATGTCAAGGTTGTAAGTGTGTGAAGTTTGTGGAAAAAACAAAAGATGGTGGAGAACATTCTTCGAGATGGCAAAAACAATGAATCAATACCCATTATTACCAAGTGATATGTTTGAACCAGATGATATAGATCCAGCTAATTGCTTCTTTATCTACAAATATTTCTAGATCAGGTATAGGTAGATCTGCAGCAGGTACTTGCAAGACATCTGGAGGGCATATTTGGAAATATGAGCAATAAAAACAAGATTAAAGGTAATGTTTTAGAACAGCAAGTAGCTAAAGACTTGCGAGAAAAATATCCATTTGTTAAAACGGCAAGATATGGTAGTAGAATGGCAGATGATAGTAAGATTGATCTAATTGGAGTTCCATTTTTAGTTCAATGTAAAAGTGGGTACAATAAACCTAGATTAAAATATGAAGAATTATTCAGAGAAAACCAAGAGTTAATTAAACTAAACTTTCCTGAAAATCATCAAGTACATAAATTACCATACATATTAATTAATAAATTAAATAGGACAGTTGGTGGGAAGAAATCTCAACCAGAAATGAATCAGGTGGTGATGACTTATGACTTCTTTTTAGAGTTACTAAGTCATTATAAGACAGATAACGTAGTACTATAATCCCATGCTAATCAAATATAATAGTGAAGAACAGTTCACAGTAAAACGTGGATATATAAATAGAACTAGAATTTATTTATATCCAGCAGTTGTTCTGATGAAATCGTACATGCCGCACATAAAGAACTTAAAAGAAAGTTTATTATGTTGCTCATTTAAAGAAGATAGAATTGCAGTTTATTATGATCGAAAAAACACAGTTGCTATCCACGAATTAATTCGGGTACTAAAATCAAATAATGAATATATTAATGATTACATGCATAATGAAGATGTGTATGTAATTGAGCTTAGACCTGATATTAACTATAATGCTTTTGAGGAAGGACGTTATTCAGACATTTATACAGATACACAAATTAACTTAACTTTTAGTAAAGAATCTTTAACTCGTAAAGTATTAAGTAGAGCTTCTGAATTTAAACAGTTTTTTGTTGATACTTTAAATGAATGGTTTAATACAAATTATTCAATTGAAAAGTTAGAATCTCGACCTAATGGTATATCTGTAGAAATAAGTCAATATGACATTCCACCTTGTATGAATCAAGAAATGTTAAATTATGAGAAAACAAACGTACTTGGAAGAGGATTTATCAAAACAAAATCTTCAAAGAATAATTGAAAGTTTGGATCCTAAAGAACTTGAAAGAGAAAGATTTCAAGGAACAGAATTTGAAAAAACATTTAATGAATATCAACCTGGTAAAATAGTTCCAGAAAATGGAACTGCTAAAAGAACAAGAAAATGAAATTAAAAATAGTAAATACGTCTAATAATCCAACACCAGCATTCCAAACTCCTGGAAGTGCTGGTATGGATATTTGTGCAAATCTTGATTTTGCTACAGTTATTAAACCTGGAGAAAGATTGCTAGTTCCAACTGGAATTTACATGGCTATTCCAGAAGGTTATGAATGTCAGGTGCGATCTAGATCAGGGTTAGCAGCTAAGTTTGGAATTATGGTTCTCAATAGTCCTGGAACCATTGATAGTGATTATCGAGGTGAAATAAAGGTTATTCTTTATAATACTAGCAATGTGGAATATGTTTTAGGATGTGGAGATAGAATTGCGCAATTAGTATTTAGTAAAGTAGAACAACCTGAAATTGAAAATTTCATTACGTTAGATTCACTAGAAGTAACTGAACGTGGTACAGGAGGCTTTGGGAGTACTGGTAAATGAGGAAAGCAATAACAAACTTAATTGAATTTATGGAAGGAGCAGAAGAACAAACAGATGAAAGGACCATACAGTGTCCTAATTGTGATAAAATTATTTACAAGAATGAACGATGTTCTTGTCAAAAGACAGAAGTTCCTAAATGGATGCCTGACATTAAAAAACAAATTCCAGATGAGCAAAGAGAACATTAAATCAGTAAAGGAAAAACAACCTACAAAATCTAAACCTGAAGAGCTTAACAAGGCAGGTACTCTTCAACAAGACATTATTAAATATAATGTTGAAATGATTAAGAAACATCGACATGTAGGTTAGTTTATGAAACTTAATTACA